GAAAAGGGCTGTGGGGTTTGTGGCGGTGTTGTGGTGTGTGGGGGCGTTTGGGGTTGCTAAGGCTTATTAAAAGTGGTGATAATTTGCGATTCTTTGCGTTGACAGGGGCCGTTTGGGTGTGTTATGGTGTATAATAACGGCACGTGTAGGCACCGAGGGGGCGGCGACGCCCCCTGTTGATGTGTGAAATGGGCTTCAGGCTGTGCACAACCTCTGTGGGGTGTGCGGCGGCATGGGATGCCGGTCAGCGGAGGCGGCCGGTATCGCTAAGATGCCGGGGTGAGACGACAGGGGCTTTGGGGTGCGACTTCAAGGTCCTTTTTTTTTTTTGTGGGTGCCCTTGGCCCTGTTTGGATCGTTTTTGAGGCGCCGTCGGACGTATTGCAGGGACCTTTTCTGGGAGGCGGTGCCGGAACCATTACCGGAATCATTGTTGGAGCGTTGTGGCGAGGCGGAAGCAGGCGACGAAGGCGGAGACCGGCGGGGCGGATCCCCGGTGGGTGTGCAGCACCAAGGACGTGGCGGATTTTTTCGGGGTGAGCACGGCGGCGGTTCGGCTGTGGTCCAAGAACGGGTGCCCCAAGATCGCCAGCGGCCGGTGGGATCTCAGCCACGTGTTTCACTGGTGGTGGGAGAACATCGGCCAAGAGCAGGCCGGGTCCGACGACGCCACCATCCAGGACGTGAAGCGCCGCTATTGGCAGGCCAAGGCGGAGCACGAGGAGCTGAAGGTGGCGGCGATCAAGGGGGCCATGGTGCCTCGGTCCGAGGTGGTGGACGCCTGGGTGGCCCGGGTGGTGGAGGTGCGCGGGGCGCTTCGTCTGTGCTCCAAGCGGCTGGGGCCGTTGCTGGAGGGCAAGAGCCGCCGGGAGATCGTGGAGATTATCAACGCCGAATTTGATGACCTACTCAAGCGATACAGCCGTGGCGGGAAGCACACCGAGTCTGAGCCTGAAACTGTGGACGCCTGAAGAACGGGAAGCCTGGGCGCCGCCCGAGCCCATGACCATCGCGCAGTGGGCGGAGCGGCATCGGGTTTTGGACCGGACGGCCCAGGAGTCGGGGCAGTTGCGACTCCGGCGCACCCCCTACCTGGTGCCGCTTTTGGAGTGGGCGCAGGACCCGGAGGTGGAGCGGATCGACTTTTGCAAGTCGGCCCAGATAGGTGGCACAGAGGCGGTTATCAGCATTTTGGGCTATTACGCCCACATGGAGCCCTGCCCGATCATGTATGTGCTCGCGGATCAGGAGACGGCCACCTACATCAACCGGGACCGGATCCAGCCCATGTTCGGCGACAGCGCCATGTTGGAGGAGCTTTTGACGGACGCCAAGCGGGCCACCAAGCTGGAGCTAGTGCTGCGAAACGGGGCTCACATTACCATGGCCTGGGCGTCCAGCGTGGCGAGGCTGGCCAGCCGTCCCGTGCGTGTGGTGCTGTTCGACGAGGTGGACAAGCCCGGGTACTACCAGCAGACCAAGGAGGCTGATCCCATCAGCCTGGGGATTCAGCGCACCACCACTTTCTGGGACCGTCTCATCGTGACCTTTTCCACGCCCACGGTGGAGGCGGGCAACATCTGGCGGGCCCTGAACAGTTGTGACGTGATCTACGACTGGCACGTGCCGTGCCCCAGGTGCGGGGTGTACCAGCCCCTTCGTTTCAGCGCCACGGAGTGCCAGGATTTCCAGGACGGCCAATATCGGGCCGACGACGGCACCCTGCGCCCCCTGGGGCAGGTGGTGTGGGAGGGCGGCCGGGATGCCACGGACGAGCAGATCGAGGCGGCCGGTTACCGGTGCGGGTCCTGCGGGGCGGTGTGGGACACCATCGAGAAGAACAACGCGGTGGAACTCGGAAAGGCCGTGCCCCGGCAGGAGCCCAAGAGGCGCCGGCGGATCGGTTACCACGTAACCCGCCTCTATTCTCTCTTGGGCGACAGCGGCGACCTGGCCAAGATCGTTCGTCAGTTCTTGGCGAGCCGCGGGGATCCGGGCCTGCAGCAGGACTTTGTGAACAACGTGTTGGCCGAGCCCTACCGCCAGGTGGTGGTGGCGTCCCAGGCCGACGACGTGTTGAGGGCCAGGGCGGACATCCCGCCTCGGAAGGTGCCCGAGGGGGCGGTGGCCCTGACGGCCGGCGTGGACGTGCAGCTCCGGGGTTTCTGGTACGTGGTGCGGGCCTGGGCCAACGATCACACAAGCTGGCTCATCGACTACGGGCACCTGGCGGACTGGAACGAGCTGGAGCGGCTTCTTTTCGGCACGGCCTATCCGGCGGCGTGGGACGAATCCAAGGAGATGAGGATTTGGCGGGCGGCCATAGACACGGGGGGAGGCGACGCCGGGGGCGACGTGAGCCTTACCGAGTCGGTGTATTGGTGGCTTCGTGACCACGCTCATGGGCGAGGATGCCTGTGCTTTGGGATCAAGGGGGCGAGCAACCCGCTGCCCAGCTACTTTCGCATGAGCGCGGTAAAAGACCGCAGTCCGTCGGGCAAGGCCATGCCGGGCGGTCTTCGGATTGTCCTGCTGGATGGCGGGAAGCTCAAGGACGCCTTTCACTATGCCCTGCAGCAGGCCATGGAGGCGCAGCCTCGCGGGGCCTATCTGCACCGGGACACGGGCGAGGACTACGCCCGGCAGATCACGGCGGAGGAAAAGAGGGTGGTGAAGCGCGGCCTGATGCAGTGGGTTCAGGTGCGAAAGGACAACCACCTCTTGGACTGCGAGGTGATGGCCCTGGCGGTGGCGCATCCCGAGTGGCCGGCCGGGGGCGGCGTTTCGCTGGTACGTGAGCCCATCGGGCTGGTGCCTCGAGGGACCATGAGCGATGTGACGGGTCCCAAAGGCAATCGCCCGCCAGCGCCGGCGGAGGATGAGGACGGAGACGGAGCCTGGTGGCTTCGGCGCCGCGACAGTCGGGTGCGGCCGGCTCGCACTTCGTGGATTCGTCGGTTGTAGTGACGGCGTGGTGTTTTTGGTCATGGATTGTGGACCCCTGCTTCCGGTTACGGACGCGGGGGTTTTTATGGCGAGTCGAGGTGGTCTGGATGGTGGACACCAGGGAAGAATTGCTGGCGAGGCTGGCGGACGTTCGCGCGGAGATCGCCAAGGCGCGCAAGCGCCAGCGTTATGGGATCGACGATTTTCAGGTGAGCCGAGCGGCCCTGCAGGATCTTCTGGACGAGGAGCGGTGGGTGCTGGAGCAGATCGCGAGGCTGGACGCCCGGTCCAGGGGCGGCACCCGGCATAAGATCCGATTGACGAGGGAGTGACGACTTGAACGTGATTGATCGCATCATCGGTTGGGTTTCGCCCAAGAGGGCCCTGGAGCGCACGGCGCACCGAAAGGTTCAGAACGTTTTGTCGTCAAGCGTCTATTCGGGCGGAGGCCCGGCACCGCGCTACCGGGAGTGGCTGAGCGCTCGAAGGACGCCGGCCACGCCGCCTCGATGGGAGCACCTGACGCTGGTCCGCCGCGCCAACGACCTGTATCGGAACAACGCCATCGCCCGGGGCATTGTCCAGACCTTTGCGGACAACGTGGTGGGCGGCATGGGCCTGGTTCCTCAGAGCCGGATTCGGGCGGACAAGCTGGGGATTTCAGAAGAGCGCGCGACGGAGCTACGGCGGCAGGCGGAGGCGGCGTGGCGGCTGTTTGCGGCTCATGCGGGGGCGGTGTACGGGGAGAGCTTTCACGAGATTCAGTTGCTTTCGGTGATGCGCCTTCTCATTGACGGCGAGGTCTTTGTGCTTCCGGTGATGCGCCGGGGCCGTCCCGGCGGGCGTCCCATCCTGCGGGCTCTTCAGCTCATCGACCCCGAGCGGGTGTGGTCTTCGGATCCCCGGTTTCCCTACGGTGTGGAGACGGACGATCTCGGCGTGGTGCAGGCGTATTGGATCGAGCCTGCCGGCGGGTCGGACGCCGGGACGCGGGGCCAGCCCCAGCGGGTGGCGGCCCGGGACAGCCGGGGTCGTCCCCGGGTGCTGCATGTTTTTTTTGCCGAGCGCCCCGGGCAGGTGCGGGGCGTGCCGCCCTTTGCCTCGGCCATGAATCTTTTCCGGGACCTGGGCGACTGGATGGAAGCGGAGATCGTGAACCAGCAGGTGGCGGCGTGCCTGTCGGTGTTCGTTACGGACGACAACCCCTACCAGACGGCCTATGAGAGCTACACCAGTTTGGACAGCGACGACCAGATGGTCCAGGAGCTGGCCCCCGGCCTGATCCGGTATCTCAAGAGCGGCAAGAAGATCCAGGTGGTGGACCCGCAGGGGCGGGGCGGCAACCTGGAGACCTTCGCGGACATCATCGTGCGGATGATCGGGGCGAGCCTGGGGTTGCCGCCGGAGCTGGTAACGAAGGATTTCAGCGACACCACCTATTCCAGCGCTCGCACGGCCCTGTTGGAAGCCCGGCGCCGGTTCGGGGTCTGGCGCGCCCTTTTTGCCCAGAAGTTTTGCCAGCCCATCTACGACCTGGTGCTGGAGGAGGCTTATCTTCGCGGGCTTTTCGGCGCGGAGGATTTCTATCGCCTGCGCCAATACTACACGCGGGCGTCGTGGATCGGTCCCGGCTGGGGATGGGTGGATCCGGTGAAGGAAGTGAGGGCGTCTGCGGAATCCGTTGACATGTATCTCAGCACCCTGGCCGACGAGGCGTCCGCTCAGGGCCGCGACTGGGAGGACGTGGTGGAACAACGGGTGCGGGAACAGGCGGAGATTCAGCGGCGGTTGAGGGCCGCCGGCATCACGGGAGACGAGGACGATGACGAAAGCGAAGGCTAATCGCATGGAGTGGCTCATGGGCGCTTCGGCGTGGGCCATTGTGCCGGAGGCCCTGGAGGAGTTCCTGTCACTTCTGGAGAGCGCGCCGGAGGC